AAAGATGTAGAAGAAGAGACACAACAGAAAGGACCATCTACTGTTAATAATGCCCTGTTTGTTGGGTCAACTGCAGAGTTACAAAAACTATTAAAGAACGGACTACCAAAAGATTCTAAATAATAGAAGGAGAGAAATCCTGAAGTACATACGTTACTAATACAATGTCGGATACGTTACCGTCGATAGATGATTTACTAGAAAGTAAATTGCCCTCAATCGATGAATTTATAAAAGAAGAAAAAGAACTACCTTCGGTAGATGACTTCATTGAGAAGGACGAAGAGGAAGAAAATGAAGTTGTATTGAATATAGTAGATACTGGACCTTGTTCCATAGAGGAAGAAGCACAAGATTTAACGGAGATAGTACGTCTGATAAATGACGTAAGAAAAGATATACCAGATATTCCAGAAATAAAATATTATGATGATGAATTAGAAAAACTCATAGAACAAGTTGAAGAGGTTAGGAATAGTATTCCAGAACCTCCAGAGATAAAATATTATGATGAAGAAATTGCTGCATTAAGAGAAGAGATAGATCGTAATGCTGCTGATATACCAGAGATAAAATATTATGATGAACAAGTAAATGACCTTGAGGAGAAGATTAAGGTTATTAAGGAGGATATTGTAAACCTTCCTGAACCAAAGTATTATGAGGCAGATTTAGAATCTCTTAAAGAAGATATTCTTGCAGTTAAAGAATCTGTACCTGTATTTCCAAAGTGGGTCAATGAGGTTAATGAGGTTCCTGATTTCTCATGGATAGGAAAAACTTTTGGTGTTATTGATTCTGACTTTGTAAAAGTAAATGATAATCTTGATTCTATTAGAGGTAGAATAGATCAGGAGATTCAAGAGATTTCAGAAAATTTTGATCTTAAAGATTTTGAGACTAAAGTTGAATTTGAAAAAGCAACTAACAATTTAAAAGAAACTAAATCTAAAATATATGAAGAGTTAAAAGAAACTGCTCTTCGAATTTGGGATCATCATAGAGAATTTAAAGATGATGATAGAAAGTTAAAGAAACAAATACTTGGTCATTATAATGTTTTAAAGCAAAAGGTAGATGAAGAAGTAAAGGAATTTAATAGAAAGAATTTAGAAACTAAAGATCTTTCTAAAGGATACTTTGATGGTTTATCAGCAGAGATTGAAAATTTACCTAAACCAAAATATTATGATGATACTATCAATAATTTAAGAAGGGATGTAAATCGAAACATTGCCAGATTACACAATCAGTATGAAGATACTACTTTAGATGTAACTGAATTATATAAACTTGTTGAAGAATTAAAAGATAAACAACATGAACTAAAAGATCTTTATGAGGAAGGGTTACTTGATGATCCAAAGGATACTAATAATGATGATCCACTTACACCAATAGATCAGAACTTTGTTACTCTTGATCAGTTACAGCAACATTATAAGTTATTTGTAGAAAGAGTACAGTATCAGTTAGGATCCATCGGTGGTGGTGGTGCAGGATTCATAAAGGATCTTGATGACGTTACTTTTGATGGTACTAATAATGAATTATTAATTTATAATTCATCTACTTCCAAGTGGGTTGGTATAGCAAGTACTGCTCTTTCATCTTCTAATACTATTGCTGGTATTGATACCACAGGAACATCTGTATTTAAAAATTTACAAATCAGTGGTGTTAGTACATATACAGATACTACTAATTCAACTTCAGTATCAACTGGATCATTAGTTATTAATGGTGGTGTTGGTGTTGCATTAAGTATGCACGTTGGTGGTAGTTTGTCCGTAGGTGGTACAATAACATATGAAGATGTAACTAATATTGATTCTGTTGGTATTGTCACTGCTGGAGGAGGGTTGCAACTTGGAAGAGGTCCATCAGTTGCTTCTATAGAATCAGCAGCATCTACAAAAACTTCTACATCAGAAGCTGCTGCAGATACATTTGCTGCATCCACCTACAGGTCTGCACAATATCAAATTCAGGTTACAAGAGGTTCTCAATACCATGTAACAACAATGAATGTTTTGCATGATGGAACCAATGTATTCATGAGTGAATTTGGAACTATTAAGACTGGAGTAACTCTTGCAACGTTTGACGCTGACATTAATAGTGGTAATGTAAGACTATTAGTGACTCCTACTTCAAGTGATTCAACCGTATTCAAAATAGTAAAATCACTTACTCTAACCTAAAAAAATATAAATATCTATATGATGTATAACGAAATGCAGACAACTAACGAAGCAACACGTTTACCAAACTATAATAAAGTCGGTAATATTATCGACGTATACTTAGCATGGCGAGGAACAAACTACATGATAAAAATGTTTTTCCCGTCAGTTAAAGTACCTTCACGCAGAGAAGTTCAGGATCAAGTGAGAAAAGTGTATCCTGGATCTAAACTCTGGAACTACGAGATTTCCAACTATGAACCAGGAGCACCACTCCTCCAAGTCGGAGGACAAAAATAAAGATTTAGAAAAGAAAGTAGAGAGATTAGAAAGAACATTAGAACTATATAAACAAACAATAGATCATGATAAACAAATGAAATTAGAGAAACCATTACAATTTGGTAAATATGAAATGACATAGGAGATTTATTATGGAAGATATTTACTTAGGTAATCCCAATTTAAAAAAAGCAAATGTTGCTCAAGAATTCACTCAAGAACAAATTGAGGAGTTCATGAGATGTGCTGCCGATCCAGTTTACTTTGCAAAAAATCACGTAAAGATTGTTAGTTTGGATGAAGGTTTAGTAGGATTTAAACCTTATGATTTCCAAGAAAAATTAATTCAAAATTTCCACGAAAATAGATTTAACATTTGTAAGATGCCTCGTCAGACAGGTAAGTCTACAACTGTTATATCATATCTTTTGCATTATGTTGTTTTTAATGATAGTGTTAATATCGGTATTCTTGCTAACAAGTCAGCAACTGCAAGAGAATTACTAGGTAGGTTGCAGACTGCATATGAGAACTTACCTAAATGGATGCAACAAGGAATTGTATCTTGGAATAAAGGTTCATTGGAGTTAGAAAATGGTTCGAAAATCTTGGCAGCTTCCACTAGTGCTAGTGCTGTTAGGGGTATGTCTTTCAACATCCTCTTCTTGGATGAGTTTGCTTTTGTTCCCAATCACATCGCTGAGTCTTTCTTTGCTAGTGTTTATCCTACTCTACCCCTCACGGGATGAATCATTTTTATAGATATTGGCATGATGCAGAGAGGGGGAAGAATGAATATATCCCAACAGATGTTCATTGGTCAGAAGTTCCTGGTAGAGATGATCTTTGGAGAGAACAAACTATTGCCAACACATCAGAGCAGCAGTTTAAGATTGAGTTTGAGTGTGAGTTTCTAGGATCTGTTGACACTCTTATTGCACCAAGTAAATTAAGAACTCTTGTTTATGATGAACCACTTACTAGAAGTGCTGGATTGGATGTGTATGAACATGTTGTTAAGGGTCATGATTATATAATGACCGTTGACGTTGCAAGAGGAGTAAATGAAGATTACTCTGCTTTTGTTGTTGTAGACATTACAGAGTTCCCTCACAAAATTGTAGCAAAATATAGAAACAATGAAATCAAACCAATGCTATTTCCAAACATTATTTGGGAAGTGGCAAAAAATTATAATCAAGCATTCATAATGTGTGAAGTAAATGATATTGGAGATCAAGTTGCATCTATTTTAAATTTTGATTTTGAGTATGAGAACCTTCTAATGTGTTCAATGAGAGGTAGAGCAGGTCAAGTTGTAGGACAGGGATTCTCTGGTAAGAAAACGCAACTTGGAGTTAAGATGTCCAAAACTGTTAAAAAGGTTGGTGCTCTTAACTTAAAAACTTTAATAGAAGCAGATAAGATTATATTCAATGATTATGAAATCATATCTGAACTTACTACCTTTATTCAAAAACACAACTCATTTGAAGCAGAGGAAGGGTGTAATGATGACCTTGCAATGTGTTTAGTAATATATGGATGGTTAGTTCAAACAGATTATTTTAAAGAACTAACTGATCAAGATGTAAGAAAGAGATTGTATGAAGAGCAAAAGAATGCCATAGAACAGGACATGGCACCTTTTGGGTTTGTTAATGATG